CTGATCCTCCACGATAATATCCGTTGTGTAAACCTTTATGCCATCCTTGTTTATGTAGCTTCCGGTCTGAATCCTTCCGGAAATCAATACCCTCATGCCCTGGCGGAAATACTTCTCAGCAAATTCGCCCGCTCTGTCGAATGCGACGCAATTCAGGAAGTCGGCGGTCTGCTCATTGCCGTCCTGGCTCCTGCGGCCCCTCCGATCCACGGCAAGCGTATACTTTGCTAAGGTCATGGTTCGCTCGCCCTGAGAGTACCGGACTTCCGGATCCCTTGTCAGTCTTCCCATCAGTATTACTTTATTCATGTATTGTTTTCTCCTCATATAGTTTCAGCTTATTCATACAGTCCTTATACTGCTCTATTGTCATTTCATTGATATCCTTAATCTTGTACATTGCAAGGATCTTCTCCATTTTCAGGCCCTTCCCGCTGTGTTTTTCGACCAAAGACTTAATTGATTCAATCATCGGCGTTGTAATGCCCTCGGATTTCTTTTCAGGCTGCTTCGCCTGACCTTCATCTGGTTTTTCCGGCTTCTTACCCATGGAAAACACAATACTGTTTCCTTTTGACTTCTTAATAGTTAAAGAATTGATATTGCGCTTTTCGTCATACCCGATCTGGGATACATAAAACGAATCATTGCATGTGAACCTGTTACCGGAATTTTTTATATTACAGTCCTGGGCACTGATCCAAATAAAGGGGGACGTGTATAATTCCCGGCCAATCCCCCAGTTAAAACAGGCTCTCTTAAAGCTATCAGATGCCAGCCCCTTCTCTTTCTCTGTATAGCTTTCTGTCCCGGTATCTTCTTTCTCGATCCACTGGTTCTTTTCGCTGTCCCAGATCGCGACAGTACAGTTTGCATTGTCGCGGCTGTGGTGACGCTGCCAGTTCATCGGACCAACGGCTTCATCAAGCATATTCTGATCAACTCTGGCATCTTTATAAAGAAGCAGGGACAAGCCGCTTTCTTTTATCGTCGCTATCCGACAGTCAATCTCGTCCGCCTGGAGAGTTCTGAAATTAAGTTTTTCCATTACACTACCTCCAGCATCTTATCCAGCTCCCATGAAAACTCCATATGTACCACTCCATAATGGCAGAGCACGTCCACGGAATCCTCCAGGACAGTAATCTTATCAACTTCAAAGTTTCCCCAGTTTCCGGCATCTCCGCATTCCAACCGGATAACCTGTCCAACATTTAAATCTTTTGCTTTTACCATCGTTCAATCCTCCAAAAACTCCGCGGCATCCATCTCGGACATTCGTGTCAACACGTTATGGATTACATCGCGCTCAATAGAATACTTTTCCGATTCATTTTCCTGCCTTGTAAGCTGTTCTCTGAGCAGGATCCAAAGTTTTCGATAATCTCCCATCGCAGCCTCCTTACCATTCCACATCATCCGGATTAATCGGTCCGTAACACTGGCGGCGCTTCTGTTTGGGTGTCAGGGCCGGCGGCACTGCTTCGAAGTCAGTAGTACGGCCGTAATTTCCCATAAGCTCGTCCATCTGGCAGCAGAGCTCGTTCTCTCTGGCCTCTAACGATCCCTTGACTACCATTACGATAGCAGCCTGACTTTCTTTGCTTAATCCGATTTCTTTACTATTAAGCGTGATTCTCTCCAGGTCATTTGAAACCAGTAGATGCAACGGCTGTTCTCCCAGCTTCTTAATTGCTGCGCGGCAGAGATCAATCGCCTTCCTGCAGTCTGTTACATCTTTCACAAATGCGTCCATACGCTGTGTATTCATTTCCATCTTGCAATCCTCCACGAGATCCCTTATACTAAGGGTGTGAAATAATTAGTAGTTACCTTGATTCCCTGGGAGTTGCCGCTCCTGGGGTTTCTGCTTTTAACGCCTCCATACGGTGTACCACGTTAGAAAGTTTTTCGAGGCTACATGCCTCCATATACATGTCTACGTCTGGATCCTTTCCGGAAGCCCAGCCAGCGGAATATACCCGAATATCTGCCAGTCCTACATGCCCGTAAAACTCAAAAAACACTGTCGGAAGATTACCTGTTATAGTCTGACTTCTGGGTTCCAGTCCGTTGATATCCAGCGCCAGATCAAGTAACCTGTGGATCTGTTCGCGCTTCCGCTTCTCAACCTTCTTCTCTAATCGTTTCTTCATCTGCCTATACCTCCTCTCATGCCGCCTCGAATCCCTCAGCGAACTCTACAATTTCCCTACTTAACTCCTGATACTCCTGCCACGTGATTGCATTGGTCAGACACAGGCCGTTTAAAAATCCCTGCCACATCATGGCTATGTAATCCCGGTCTTTCTGCTCCGCGGCCTCGCTGATGAGACGCTTCTGTTTCTGTATCCATACCCTGAGCTGCTGTTCTTTCTGCATGGGTTGTCCCTCCTCTTATAATCCTTACACGGATACCGACGGCTCTGCTCTATGCAGCGGTTGCGGTACCGGCAAGTGTTGCAGGTTACATTTGGGTTGATGCGGATCACCCTCCTTTTCCTATGATGTAAGGCTACGCTCTACAGTCGTCCGTTCCCATGAGCACCCGCAGGTACATACATATTTACGGTTAGTAACCTTTCTTCCATTTTCCTCCCATGATCTGATAGATACAGGTCTGGGTCTTACATCTAATTTGTATTTTCCCCAGCACCGGGGACACCTGTTATCATTTTCTCTCAACCGATCCACCTCCCTTCCACCACTAACACCAATAGTAGATACCCTATGTAGGCACAAGCCCCCGCTCCTGCCAGATCAAAGATCCCAACCAGCAGCCATTCCACCCAGTCCACAATCGGCGGCCGGCTGTCGTCCTCGAAGTCGTCGAGGTTGTCAATGTACTTCTGCATGTCCATCACCTCCCACTGCATGTCCATCAGTCCCGGATCAACCGGGAGTCTGCACTCTTTTGTATCCCGCATACGACATTGCCGTATCCTGTAATAATATTGCAATTTCTGCTCTTTTTTCTTCTGAAAGAGTATCCATCGGGACGTCTACTCCATCAATTTCTATGTAGTTTTCAATAATCAGTTCCTTTTTCGCCATATCTCCACCCCTCTCTGGTAGATTGTATGTATGACTGGTTGTACTTGTTGCTTACTTTATGAACTCTGACAGTGCCATCTGTTCATACTCCGGCACCTTCACAAAATCCGCAGGGAGTTGGATGCCGAACTGTTCGCACTCCATTTTAAATGCTTCCGCAATCTTATATGGTGCTGAGCCCTGATTCTTCATAACCCTTTCCGTTACCCGACCCAGCTCTGCCACGCTGGATGCGATCTGTGGGTTGAGGGGGCAGGAAAGCTTCCCCTCTTCCATCTCGTGGAAACGGTTGATGTACCGCGCTGTGAACTCTGTTCCCTTCTGTCCAGTCATCTTGTGAGCTATAAACTCACAGCCTTTCTTTGTAACCAGGAAGCAGGGAAGGGTCTTGTTCTGCTCTGTTACGTAGGTGGATTCCCGGAAGAAATCGGTGTGGGGAATTTTCCCCTCTCCTAATTGGCTGATGTAACGCCGAATATCTTTCAGTAATTCATTGTGTTTCTTACCGCACCACTCCGCGGCTTCCATTGATGTGATGGCTGTTCTTGTTAAATCGTTCATGCGTCCTCCTTCCTTTCATCTGCAAAGTACTCCACCGGAACGCCGAAATACTTTGCCAGGATTAACAACTTGTCAAACTTTGGTTTGCTACGGCCATTTTTCCAGTCAGTAAAAGTATTGGCGGGTATCCCGGTATCTTTTGATACCCTATAGGCCGTTAACCCACGCTGAAAAAGTAGTTCAGCAAATTTTTTATACACTTTTTTCACCTCCTATAAACATAATATTTTCATAAATAAATATTGAATTTAGTTCGGAAATGTGATATAGTTTAATTACCACATTAAACATTAGCATTTCCGAAACAATTATGAAAATCATTTTATAGTTCGCTTTTATTTATGATTTCATAACCATGACTATACTATATCATGGGATTCATAACTAGTCAAGCGTTTTATTTATGATTTCATAAATATTTTTAGGAGG